GCGCAGCACCTGACCCGCCGAGGTCGTCGGCCTCTCCAGGTGCTCGGCGGCTGCGGTGGGGCGCAGCACCTGACCCGCCGAGGTCGTCGGCCTCTCCAGGTGCTCGGCGGCTGCGGTGGGGCGCAGCACCTGACCCGCCGAGGTCGTCGGCCTCTCCAGGTGCTCGGCGGTCGTGAACGGCCGCGGCCGCGGGAGCTATGCACCCCCGCGGCCGCGGATTGTGGTGGATTGTAGGCTTTCACGATTGCAGAATCGGGAGCGGTGCTCCCCCGTGTGCAGGATAAACGACATCGATGTGGGCAAGCGCACAAGCACGGCACGAGCCGCATTTAGCGCCGGCTCGCCAGTCCGCAATTTCCGATTTCGTCCGGCCGCGCTGGTACGCTTTGAGCCGCGAAAGAAACGACACTCGGACGGCAGGGCAGACAATCGTTTTCCGGCCCGTACGCTGCGCCCATGCGGCCGCGGCCGCGGCCGCGGCTGCAAGAACCCGTAGCCTACGGTTTGGGCCGGCCGGTTCAGTTTCCCCGGCCGTGAACGATACAGGGCCATCGGGAATGCGATGCGCCGCGATCGTATCGGGGCGCATGTTCGCGGTTTGTAGGCTTTCACGGACCGTTGCAATATCCCCCACAATTTCACGATAAAATCGCGCTTTCGCGGCCGATTCTACGGGGATGTGGATACGATCCCGGCCCGACCGGCTGGCACAGAATGCTACAAGCGCCCGGAAAGCGCCTACAAACTTTGAATCCGCCAGCGCTTTCTTTCGGGAAGGTAGGCTTCCGTCCGTCGAAAATCGAATCCACGGCCGCGGCGCTTTATCGTAAAGCGATTCCCGCTCTAGTTCGTGCGCCGCCCGCATTGCGATGATCGACGCGGGGAGGCGCTCGTGCCGGGCCAGCTTGTCGCGGAGTTGCGCCCGGTCGTGGCGCTTTTCCAGGATTGCAGCGTAGCACATATCGGCCGGGTTTTCCGCCGCGTTAAGGTGCTCCGGGTGGTGCCTGCATGCGCGATCACAATTTGCGCCGCCGGACAGGCCAAAATTGATACTGGCGGAACCCGGCACTCCCTTGCCGAATGAACCGAGAACCGCGAAAGCGCCGGCGACATACTGCGCCACCAATCCGGGGATTTTCTGTAGAGCTTGCATGGGTGGAACACCTTTCGAGTTGAGAACCCGCGGCCGGACGTCCGGCCGCACAGCACAAGAATAGCATACGGCATTCGTGCGTCAAGCCTATCATCGGCAATCGGCCGCGCGCGAATTCAATCGGCGCCGATTGGACAGTTAGGAAATGAGAACTGGCGCACGCCGCGACGCGCCGCAGAACATACCCCCCGGGGGGAGGGGGAGTGTACGCCCGTGCAGGCAAACAGTGCAGACCGCTTGTCCCCAGCCCCGCGTATTCGCGGCGGTATGGCTCATTCGCTGGCCGCCGACTTTCTTGATTCGCGAATCTGGAAAACACGGCTATTCGCCGTGTTTTCGGCGTGTTCTGGACCCCTTTGCGGCGGTGACCCCCAGTCCTCTACGCTGGTGTCATGGTTCGTGGACCCGCACCAACGCCGAAACACATCCTCCAGATGCGAGGATCGAAGGAGGCCAAGTACCGCGAGGAACTTGGCACCCCGGCTACCGCCCTGCCCGAGCCGCCCGAGTGGCTTCGGCCCTCGGCGAAGGCGATGTTTCGACAGGTCTGCGAGTTTACGCAGAGCATGGGAACGCTCTGTAACTCTGACGTCCAGGTAATATCGCGATATGCGATAACCTGGGACAAATGGCAGGAGGCCGAACAGCAACTCGCCAAGACGGGCGAGTGCTGGCGGGAGGTTCTCGCCCCCGACGGCTCCCTGCGATTCTGCCGGCCGACGAAGTGGCAATCGCAGAGCAACCACTGCCACGAGCAACTGCGGCAACTGGAAACCGTCCTGGGCCTGACCCCTGCCGACCGCACCCGCCTGGGGTACGGTGCGGTCAAGGTAACGACAGACCCGGTGGACGCCCTCTTTGACAACGACGCAGCGACGGGTTGACATCCGCGAGTTTGCGCGGCTGCTGAAGCATACCGAGTCCCCGTTCACCGGGCAGCCGTTCATCCCGGCCCCGTGGCAGGACGAGTACCTCGACGCCCTCTTCAACACGAAGCGGCCGGACGGCCGGCGGCAGTACCAGCGGAGCCTGCTGGCTTTGCCGCGGAAGATGGGCAAGACGGCCATGTGCGCCGTCATCGGCGCCTACGAGGGTTTCTTCGGCGAGGCGGGCGGGCAGATTCTTATCGCCGCCGGCGACCGGAAGCAGGCGAGCCTCCTGTTCACGGCCTGCTCGAGGTACATCGAATCCTGCCCCGGCCTGCTCAAGCGGTGCAAGATATACAAGAACTCCATCGTCATCCCGCACAAGCAGAGCACAATTCAGTTTCTTTCCTCCGAGCACAAGGGCAAACACGGGTACAACCCGAGTCTGGTCGTCGTAGACGAATACCACGTTCAGCCCAACCGAGATTTGGTCGATGTGCTGGAATCAGGCATGGGTGCTCGAGCCGAGCCGCTCGTCATCTATGTGACAACGGCCGGCATGGACCGCGTCGGCCCGTGCTATGACGAGTGGCAGCGGGCGCTCAAGGTCAAGGACGGCCTGATCGACGACCCGACGTTCCTGCCGTGCATCTTTGCGGCTCCTGACGACGCCGACCCGTTCGACGAGGCCACCTGGCGCATTGCCCAGCCGAACTACGGCACGACGGTGCGGAAGGAGTTCATGGAACGCGAGGCCGCGCTCGCCAAAGAGAGCGTGGTGCAGGAGATCAAGTTCCGCACGCTGTACCTGAACCAATGGGTTTCCAACGGGGCAAACCGCTATTTTCGCTCCGGCACGATCGACAAGTGCCTCGTGCCGACCAGGCCAGCAGGCAACCGCGTCGCCTACTGCGGCCTCGACTTGTCAAGCAACACCGACACCACGGCGTTCGTCGCGGTCTGGCCTGACGAGGACGGATCGTTCGACGTCCACGCCCACCTCTTCATCCCAGAGGACAACGCCGACAAGCCAGAAGCGCCGTATCGGCAATGGGCCAAGGACGGATTCGTTACACTTACGGAAGGCGATCTTGTCGATTTTGACGCGGTTCGGAACTACGTCCTCTCGTTTTGCGAGAAGAACGCAGTCCGCGCCGTGGCAATCGATCGATGGAACGCCACGCACATTACGACGCAGTTGGTGTCGGAGGGAGTCGACGTAAAGCCTTACGGACAAGGGTACGCGAGCCTCTCAGCGCCTACCAAGCTGCTTGAGGCGCTCGCGCTGGGAGGCCGGCTTCGACTCGGTGACAACAAGGCCATCGCCCTCCACTTGAGCAATATGCAGTGTCGCGTGGACGATGCAGGGAACGTAAAGCCTACCAAACAACACTCTCATTCGACCGCAAGGATCGACGCCGCCGTGGCCCTCGTCATGGCCCTCGGATTGGCGAGTAGCGAGACGCACGGCCCAGAAGAAGACCCGCAACTGGTGGTGTTCTAAGCGATGCCAGATTTCGACGACGAGCACGTTGCCGACCTGCTGGAGATGCGGTCCAGCCTCTCGCGGGTCTTCGAGGAGATCGTCGAGAACAACCGGACCACTGCCGGCGTCACGGTCAGCCCCGAGAGCAGCCTGAAGTGCAGCGCGGTCCTGTGCTGCGTCCGGGTGCTGTCAGAGTCGATCGCATCGATGCCGTTCAACCTCTACCGGCGACTGCCGGGCGGCGGCAAGGAAATCGCAGAGGACCAGCCCCTTCAGGAGGTGCTCGCCTACCAGCCGAACGACTGGATGACGTCGTTCGAGTGGCGGGAGTGGATGATGAGCCAGTTGCTCCTCTGGGGCAACGCCTACAGCCTCATCCGCCCCGGCCGGCGAGGGGCCGTCGATCAACTGGTGCCGCTGCACGCCAGCCGGATGACGATCGTCCGGCTCGAGAACGGCCGGCTCCAGTACCAGTACAAGGAGCCTGGGCAGGCCGAACCGAAGAAGTATCGCCAGGACCAGGTGTTCCACCTTCGCTGGCTCAGTTCGGACGGGGTCACGGGCTACGTCCCGACGTCCCTTGCCAGCGACGCCATCGCCCTTGCCAGGGCGACGGAACTGCACTCGAGCGCGTTCTTCGGCAATGGCGCCCAGACCGGGACGTACATCGAAACCGACCAGCCGTTCAAGCCTGACGCGCTGCGGAACTTCAAGTCGCAGTGGGACGACGCCCACCGCGGCCCGACGAAGGCGTTCTCCACCGTGGTCATGCCGTTCGGCTTCCACAAGAAGAACGACCCAGTCAACAACCAGCACGCGGAGTTGATCGCCACGCGGCGGCACCAGTTGGAGGATGTGGCCCGGTGCTACCGCGTGCCGCCCCATCTCCTCGGCGACCTGACCAACGTCCGCTACAACACCGTCGAGCAGTCGGCCATCGACTTCGCGACGTTCTCGCTGATTCCACACTGTCGGCGGTGGCAGTTTGCCGTCCGGCGCGACTTGATCGCGGACGCGGCGAACTACTTCGTGGAGTTCGACCTCTCGGCCCTCATGGCCGGCGACTACCAGGCCCGCTCTCAGTTCCTCCGCGAGATGTTCAACATGGGCTGCCTCTCGGTGGACGAGATTCGCGGCCAGATCGGCTACAACCCGCTCCCCGACGGCCTGGGCAACAAGCGGTTCGTCCAGGTGAATATGCAACTGCTGGACGCCTTCACCGTCGAAAACCCGACCGGCGCCCCCGATGCCCCGGAAGTCGACGACTCCGGCGACGACAGCATGGACGACGACGCCGACGAGCAGGATGCCACCGACGGCAACGACGGGCCGACGCCAGCAGACGCCGCCGTCAGCGACCGCTCCGCGGCCGAGGCGCTGTTCCGCACGACGCTCCGGCGGCTCGCGGCCGTCGAGGCCGACGGGATTCTGGAGCGGCGCAACAAGCCGGCCAAACTGGCGGCGTGGCTCGAGGGCCACGAACAGCGGATGAAGACGGAACTCGTGGACGCCGCAAAGGCCACCGGCCGAGACATCGACGGTTTTGTCATGGCGTGGATGGAGGAGACGAAGG